AGATGCAGTCCCAATTCAAATGCCAAAAAAAGGGTCTCGAAAGACCCTTTTAAATGAACTACTAAAATTCTTATAGAATGTTAGAAACAGCCATTTTTCTGAAGTACTGGTTAGTACCTGCAGAAGCAAGTCCGTTTGCGGCAGTAGTGCCAACAAATGGATTACTTACCATACCATATCTAGTTTTGAAACCGATTTTTGGTTGGAAAGTATTCTCGCCAACTGCACGAACCATTTGTAATGGAACGTATGGGCAGTAGAAAAGACCAGCGTCATAAGGATTAGAACCTCTATAACCTACAGTCATGTAATCAGAAGAAGCATATGGGTCTATATAGACTTTAACTCTTCCGTTTAATGTACCAGCAAAAGTATTACCAGTGTCATCAACATTTAATGTAGTGTTAAGAGCAGGTGTATAATCTAACACACCAGCCATTGATAATGCAGAAGCAACATCTGAAGAACATAAGATAAAGTTACCTTTTCCTCTTCTTGTTTCTTTTGCGATTACATTAGCTTCTCTTTCTATTTGGAACAATAGTCCTTTGAACTTCTCAACAGACCATCTACCGTTAGCATCAACATCTAAGTTGAATGTACCAGCAGAAGCAGTAGCAGCCGCACCAGTTTTAGCCTGGTTGTTAACTCCTCTGATTACTTCTCTGTTGATTTCAGCAAGTATTTCTGATGAAAGAATATTTGCAAGTTCTGACTCAGCGTCAAGACCATGAATTGCTTTAAGGTCTTGTGCAAGTTCTAATGTGTATTCTGCTTTTAATGCTCTGGAAACTGCAGTAACGGTAGCTTTTTCAATTGAGAAACTCATTTCTGCGAAATGATTACCGGCAGCATCACCTAAAGCTTCCGCTTCAGCTGTTGTCATACCTGTTTCTGTTTGAGAAGCATATGAACCGTTAAACGGGTCGCCTGAATGGTCTGTACCTAGTGGGCCGTCGACATCCTGTGGGTTTGCAGAATAACCAGTTCTAGCTTCGTTATGTAAAGCTTCTGAATTAGCAGTTCTTGCAAGTGTAGGATAGTCTGAATATCTTGCTTTCATAGCAAAGATAAGACCTGTTGGGCCAGTCATTGGCTGAACACCACAAATGTCGTAAGCAACGAGATTTGGCATAGCACGTCTAACGAGACTGATTAAAATCGGGTCCCAATTAGATATCGCACTTCCAGTAGCATTTAAAGGTGCTGCTTCGTCAAGAGTAGCTCTATCTTCTTTAAGAGCTTTTTCTTGGTTTTCTAAGATTACAGCAGTAACAGCCTTCTTGTAGTTATCCTCGATTTTTGGCAAATCGGAATGTTCTAGAATCGGACTCCACTTTTCTTGTAAGTTTTCTGATAAAAACATTTTATTTTTCCTTTAAATTAACCTAATGGTTTTAGTTTTGATAATGCGTTAGCATAAGTTGCGATTTCAGGTGCAAGTGTTGGTTCGTCTGATTCCTCAGAGATAACTCCTGTTCCTTCTTCAACAACCGTATCTTCAATTAGTTTCTCACCGTCTACAGGGAAGTATGCATTTTTAACTTCAGAAACTTTCTCAGCGAAATCTTCTGCGTCTTTAAAGTCTACTCCTTCTGCAAGAGAAACCAATTTCTCTTTTTGTGATTCGGTTAGGTCTTCACAGGCCTTCGTTATCACGTTTGCTCTTTTGAGTGTATCCAACTCTTCAGTGATGTCCATATTTCTAGTGACTTCACCATCAAGTTTTTGTTCCATCTCATCGAGACGATTTGCGAGTTCATCAATAACATTGTACTTATCTTCAGGGACATCAACATAATGTTCTACGAACAATGTTTTTAATCCTTCGATAAAGTTCTCAGTCATTTCTGACCTCAAACCTCTTTCTATTGCAAGTTCGTTTTCTTTCGTCCACTCTTCTGCACAATATGTTAAGTATTTGTCAACACCTTCCGATAGGTCGGTTTTAACTTTCTCAACTGAGGTTTTTAATTCTTCTGAGTACTGAGACTCCAACTCTTCTTTAATCTCTGCAACTTTTGAAGTCACTGCAGCCTTAAAGATTGTTTTCGCCTTTTCAGCATTTTCTTCTGAAAGGTCTAAAGATTCTGAAATTTTAGATAGGTCGTCATCTATTTCGATTTCAACTAAAGAAGACTCCAGTTCAGTAGATACTTCTTCATCTACTTCTACTTCCACTTCTTCTTCAACTTCTTCTTCTTTCTTTTTAGACATTTTGCCATAAGTTTCTGCAACTTCTTCTTCAGTCATAGACTTTAAAGATTCTACTACTTTTCTAGCAACTTCTGCCTTTGTCAAACTTTCGTCAACTTCTTCTTCTGATACTGTTCCCAATATTGAAGAAATTTCTTCCTTAGTCATTTCCTTCATGTTGTTGACGATAGCCTTGATTGATTCCATTTTTGAAGATTTTACTTCGTCTTTTTTAGACTCTGCTTCATCTTCTGAAACTTTTTTCAATTTAGGTTGACTTTCAGATTTTCCAGCATTTTTCTGTTGAGCGTCACCACTGACTGACTTAACATTTTCTGCTTTTTTTACTGAGTCAACTGCTTTGTCAACAGGATTTTCTTCAGGTTTAACGACTTCAACTTTACCTTGACCAATAGTCTCGGCATCAGATGAACCTTGTTTGACTGGTTTAGTGTCGCCTTTTTCAGCACCGTCATGAGGTTGTTTTACCTCTTCGATACTTTCTAGGTTATTTTCTAACTCTGCCATTTTTTTCTCCTGTTTAGTTTCTAATTGAACTACTTAATTTATTTATATATTATAGGTTCTCAACGAACTTTTTCCAAAGGTTTAATTTGGTTTCTTCGAGTTGATTTAGAGATGCAGTCCTTAATTCTTTCTGCATTTTCTCCATTTCTACTGCCTTTAATATACCATTCTCCATCACCCATTCAACACCTTCCATGATTCCTTCAACGAAGGCCTCAGGTGCAGAAGGGTCTGCAACGATATCACCTGCAGTTGCAAGTTGAAAATCGTCTTTCACGTATTGAGCACCACCTTTTTGTTCTAGTGAACCTAGTCCTCTTGATGAAACTCCAAGTTTTGCACCGTCATCAATCAAATTTCTTACGATTTGACCATTTGGTGTACTTAAAATCTTTGCTTTACCCACATAATTGTTTCCATCTTCTTCTAAAGATGTAATCATATGTGAAACTTTGTCTAAATTGATTGTCGGGCCATCAGGGTGTCCTAACTCACCGAAAGCACGTTTTTTCTCTACGAACTCTTTAACATATCGGTTAACTTCCTTCCTCATGACTTCTTTAGGATAAACTCTACCGTTTCTGTTTTTAATTTCAGATTGCATAAAAATACCTTCAATGAAGTATTCTTTTTCACCTTTTTCGTTTTGTTCTATGATTACAGGTTGAACTGCGTAATCATTAAACTCTGATATTAATTTCATTGATAATTTCCTCTATTTTTGTATCCTTTTCAATCAAATCTTTCATTACATAACGGATATTGTTAAACTCTTTTTCTGCATCTTTTAAACTTTTAAAAGATTCGTTTAATGTATTTCCGTCTATAGATATATTTATATCTCTTTTTAGACTAGAAAACACTACATTAAACCTTTGTTCTCCTATTTCAACGAAGTTTCTTTTAACTTCAAATGAATTTAAAGGAATATCTTTACGAGATTCATTTAATTCAGTTAAAACAGAAGAGAAACTTTTCATTACTCACCTGTTGGTTCAGTTGAAGGTGCATCTACCCAGTCTACTTGCATCTCAACTCTTTTCATGTCTACTACTTCTGCAGCTTTTTGTTTTATGCCTTGAGATATACTATCTTTTGCATCATTCAATTGACCTTGTTCTATTTGGTCTACGATTTGTTTTGCGATTTCACTACTCATTATTAGAATCCTCCGAAGTCATCATTATCTTCATCACCACCTTCGTCTTTTTCGGTGTTGATTTGTTTATCAATTATTTTTATATCCTCATCTGATTGCATTAAAACATATTTTCTAACCCAATCTTTAGAGTAATACTGTCCAACATACTCTGATACTTGTCCGAGAGTGTCTATTCTCTCCTTTAGTATCTCTGCATCTTTCAACTCTGTAAAGTGGTTGTCGGTTGCAAATTGAAACTGAACAAATTCTTTTACTGTACTGTCATACTCTTCTGCATTGATTATCTCTTTTAGAACTAATTGTGTTCTAAGGATATCAATAAAGACTCTAGAGAACTTCTTCTGAAGTCTGTTAGTGAACTTATTAAACTTAAGTTCATCTCTATTAATCTCTGAAGCACGACCCATGTTAAAACCATTATCAGCCTCCATTCTAGAAGCAGGAACATTAAGAGATTGATATAGTTTCTTTTTAAAGTATTCTATATCATCTATATCTGCAAGGTTTTGACCACCAGGCAATGTACTAATTTCTGTTCCTCTACCACCTTCTCTTCTAGGCAACCAAAAATCTTCTAACATACTCATATGTTTTCTATCATCTTTGATTTCACCAGTATCTGCATTGTAAACAAGTTTATTCTTATACTTGTTCATAGTCTCTGCAAGGTACTGTTCTGCCTTTGCTTTTGGAAGGTTTCCTACGTCAATGTAGAAAATTCTTCTTTCAGGAGCCCTTGATATACGGTATATAACAAGTGCATCTTCCATCATTGATAACTGATTTGCAGTCTTCAATGCCTTATGCAAATACCCGATTACAACATTCTTAGTGTAATCAAGTAGACCCGAAGTAGTATATGATACGGCCTCAGGTGCGATTTTAACTGTTGTTCCTTCTGTTGCAGAAGATTTATCGAATCCTCTGTCATTAAACATATAGAACTCTTCTACCTTTTTAACTCTTTCTATTTGAGTTTTAGGGTCTTTATCTTTCTCAACGTGTCTAACTTTTTTAATTTTTAATGGGTCTACGTTTCTTAAGTCGACTATACCTAACTTAGGTCTTTTAGAGTCAACGACTTTATGGAAATATATCCTTCCATCTACGTACCATTTTCTGAATATTTCATGAGAGTTCTGATTGAACTTCATCATCCCTAAGATGTGATTAAACTCGTCTTGTATCTTTCCTTTGATACTATCAGAGAGTTTAACGTCTCTCAAGTCGAGTGTCACAATCTTATCTGAAACATCAGACGTGATACACTCATTAACTATGTCTTCGATAGCAGAGTCACACTCTGGCACCAAAGATGTTTCACGATATCTACGAATGAGTTCTGCCTCATTCTTAATACCACCTTCCATGTCGACATAGGCACCATAAGCACCACCTGCAACATATCCAGCCTGTTGTTGTATAACGGGAGTTCCGTCATCATCAACTGGCGGCACAAATGACTTAGCATTCGGTGCCTCCGTATTTCTTAACTCGTCTTTTTTACGAGTAATTTCGTACCCAAATAATTCCATACTAATATTTATACCACCTAAATGTGGTGATATTCACAACTATTTACTTAACTCTGTCCCAATGCGAATATGAGAATGTTACTTCAAATGTTTCTAAAGCAGAAGCCTCATCACTTGATAAAGCAATACTTGAAACTACACTTGGGAAAATGTTGAAGAACTCATATCTTGCAAGGACGGAGTCATCTTTGTGCAACTGTTCAACAAATGCACGAGATAATAAGTAATCTGTATTCGTAGCTGCATCGGTTGTTGTTAGTGAAGCGATATCTTCTTGCCATGCCTCTAAAGCAGTTCTAGAAGAAAACTCTACATCATTAATTAAAGTCACTGTCCAGTCATCAAATGTCCTATCTCCTGCGAGTTTTAGATTTTGACCTCTGAAAGGTACTGAAATTACACCTATATTACCAGCAGGAATCTGAGCAGCAGAACATAAAAATTCTATCTTTTCACCACTTCTAGGGATAAAGACTCTATATCTGTTTGCACGAGGGCCACCACCGATTAATTGTGCTTTAAATTGGTCTATTGTTGCCATTTATATACTCCTGTTATACTGCACTATAAATTTCTTCAAACTCAACACCTGACCTTGCAGCCACGAAGTTAAGAGTTATGAAGTTAATTGATTTAGCAGGTTTTACAAAGATTGAACAAACAAATTCGTTTCTGTCAATCACTGTATCAGTGTTGTTTGTTTCGTCACAAACTACTGAGAAGTCTACTAAACCTCTTCTGTTTTTAACGTCTCTTAGGAAAGGTTCTACAGCACTTCTAAATTGAGCACGTGTAAATGCATCATTGAACTCAAAGAGTTGTGATTTAGCAGCAACTGCAATTGCCTTTTCTAATACTATAAACAATCTTCTTACATTCACTCTGTCGAATGCAGAAGGACTTGTTAATGCAGTTTTATCTCCGAACAATACTGTTCCTTGACCTGCAAATGTGACTATTGGGTTGATTCTTGCACGGTATAAGTCGTCTCTTGAAGACTTCTTAGGGTTAAATGCAAGTTTAGTAATACCTAAGTATTGACCTCTTGTGAATCCTGCAGGTGAGAACCATGCATCACTTAATAAGTCTGACCTTGCCATAATACCTGCAGTGTGTCCATTTCCTGGCACCCAACAGTATTTGTCATTAAATCTGTCGTATTGGTATACCCAACCACTGTCTAATACTGCGTATGAAGAACTTGTGACTGATGAGTAATCTGTTTTAACATTAGAAACTTGAGTAGATTCTAATGAAACATTTACTATAGATGTTTTTCTAGGTGAAGCAACAACTATACAGTCCTTTCTATTTTCACAAAGTAATATTAATTCATTTAATATTGTATTGTGGTCTGTAATTGTGTCTTGTTCTGTTCCACTACCATTATCAGTTCTTGCAGAACCCATAATAATTAAAGAGACGTCTATTGTTTCTGCATCTCCGAAGTGTGTTGAATAAGCGTCTGTTTTTTGTCCTGCAGTTCCTAGTCTACCATTAGCACCACCACCAAGTGATACTACAAGTGGTAAAGCAGGTTGTCCGAATGCAGTTCCACCAGCAACTGTTGCAAGTGTTCTTGATTCTGTTGTACTTGCGTGTGTTGATGTAGAATGTCCTGACCAATAAACATAGTTCGAACCTCTTGCAATTACATCTCTGTAATAATTAGAACGACCTTGTTCATCTTTAGCGTCTGCGGCCTGTGATACGAAACCATATGTTTCTAAAACTTCGCCTGGAACACCAGTAATCGCACCGTCTTCATCTGTTACAACGATATGACACTCATCATTTGTTGCACCTGCCTTAACTGCGTTTGCAGAAGAGCCTGGTGCCTTATCAAATAGTGAATAGTGTTTCCAAAATCTGTCTATATTTACACCGTCACCAACTATAGTTGTTAAACCTGTTTTTGTAGGTGTTCCGATTGTTTCTATTGTTATAGAAGCGTCATCAGGTGTTGTTAAAACTTTATATTCCTGACTATGGTTTGCGAATTTTACTATGTCTCCAACCTGAAATACTGAATTACCAGCGTCTACTGGAATTGTTGTTGTTCCTATTGCAAGGTTGACTGGATTTGAACTACCGTCAACACTATTTGTTGCAGTGACAACATCATTGTAATATGCGTTTGAAGAACCACAAAGTTCTACTCTAAGTGAATTACCTAGAACACCTGCATATTTTGATACGAATGTGCCTACTGTTGCAGCCTGAGAACCATCTCTATAGGTCTCTATATACTCTTCATTGTTTTTTAGAAGAGATGTTGCGTTTGAACTTGCGTTAGCGGAATACAACCCCGTTGAATTTAATCTTACCACTCTCAATGAAGAACCATATTTTAGGAAAGATTCTGCAGTGTAATAATCTTCTGAACCTGCGTCTGTATTTGCAGGGTTTCCGAACACACTGTTTAAACCTTTTGAATCTGAAACTGTTATTACTTCATCAACAGGGCCCCATTGAAATGAACCAGCGAATGCACCAGTTGTGCTTGAAACTGCTGGTACAACATTTGTAAGGTCGACTTCTTTGACCTGTACGCCTGGTGATACTTGAAATGCCATACTTTTCTCCTGTTAATGTAAAAAGTTTGTTTTACTTGATATATTTATAACTTTAATAACTCTAACAATATATTTATTTAGGTTATTGTGAACCATCTATCTCCGTTTGAATCTACGAATGTTTCCTCTTCACCCTGTATCCCACCAAACACTCCTGCAGGTAGAATATCATCTTCTATCAACTTTTGTTGTTCTGAATACAATAAGTCCTTAACTCTAGTATCTGTTAAGTGATTAAAGTATTCAGTTGTTATAAACCATGCAAATAATACATTGTTCATAACTAAATCGTCATTATAACCCCTATCAGCCTCATATGAGTTACCTTTAATAACAAAGGTCATAAGTTCTGTTATTGTTGCTCTATCTACTATATTTAGTCGATTCTCTTCTAGTATTTCTTTCAGAGTAGAACAACCAATTCTCTTAATTCGTTTATTCATTGTCACACCGATATCTTCTGCCTTAGTTTGTCCTTGGGTAAAGACACTAGGGTATTCTATATCATAATGCAACTGTTGTGCGACCATACCACCTTCTGCGTTGTTTTCTATAATAACAAGTGCTTCGTTATATGGTCTAACATATTTATTAATTATGTCTGCCAACAACATAGGTGATGTCATATTATCTCTATAAACCAAGACTTGTTGGAATGGTTGAGACGAAACATCAAATATAGTAAATGTGGAATAGTCCAATCCTTTACCTTGTGATACATCAACTGTACATATATAGTTATGATTTTCTACAGGTTTCCTATATAAACTTATTCCATCTTTAACCCAATCCGAATCTATAGATTTTAAACCTAGTAAAGTATTTGAGTTTATAAGAGTTGACCCAGTTCCTAAGAACGAGTTTCCATACTCTTGTTCAAATTGTGCTTCTGAGGTATTTGCAATGGTCTCTTTCTTCCAGTTTTCGTCTCTGCCTGGCACATCAAACCAGTTAATTGTAAAATCTTTATATTCTGATTGTTTATGTACAGCACTCTCATATATCTTATGGAACATGTTACCCACACCGTTTGCAGTGGAAGTAATGATAACCTTTGAGTCTTTACCCGAAGTAACAACGGGATATGTTGCAGTATAGAATGTCTCTGCATCATCAACGAATGCAAACTCATCGAGGTATAATAAGTTAATTGACATACCACGAATAGAACTTGAAGAGGTTGCAGCTGCAACGACTTTACTATCATTTGCAAATTCAATAGACCCT